ACTAGGGTTTTGGTTACAGACAACGATGCACCTAACGAGGGCTACGACTGGCTCGTTGAGAACTTAGGTGGCACTTGGGTCAAGACTTCCTATAACGGCAACATTCGCAAAAACTATGCTGGAGTTGGATTCACCTATGACGCAGAGCTTGACTCATTTATCGCGCCGAAACCTTTTGAGTCTTGGCTTCTAGTCGAGGAAACCGCAGGATGGAAAGCGCCTATCGCTTACCCGGCAGATGGGCTAATGTATCTGTGGAATGAGACTGTTTTGGATTGGGTAGCTTCGGAATCAGAAGAGGCACCTGAGTAATGTCCGAAAGACCGCCGAGCAATACAGCTCTTATTCTTAGGATCGTGAGCGATATCGAAAAGAAACTTGATGATTTCGAGACTCGCATTAGGGCGCTTGAAAAGTCTGTTTGGGGTAACGCTCTTATTCAGTCAATCATGACCGCAGGGGTCACCGGGATAGTCGTAGCAGTAGTAGTTAGAGGTCTCTAATGAAATACCCTTTACCTAAAAACACAATGGGAAGCCGCTACGGCGTGACCGAAAGACGCTCACAGCCTCACAGAGGGGTTGACTTTCCGGCTAGGGCTGGAAGTTGGATAACTGCTCCTGCTGGCGGCACGATCGTAATGAACACTTGGAGCGACTGCTTAGGTTGGGTCCTAGTTCTCAGGTTCTGGCATCTTGGCAAAAAGCAGCCAATGTATCTAGGCTTCTCTCACCTGCAAAAGAAAAGTTCTCACAAAGTAGGAGATCGCATCGAAGAGGGTAATGGCAGATTTGCCCTAGTGGGAAACACCGGGGCATGTTCTCGCGGCAGTCACCTTCACCTTAGTTATGGGGACACAGTTCAGCACATCTTTAGCGGTCGCACTTTTGACCCGGAACTATTACTAGAAAGGTTTGCCTCATGAAGTTCAATCCTCAGATTAGAAAAGCAATTTATGCAGCAGTAGCCGGGGTGGTCCCTTTGCTAGTGATCGCAGGCTTCGTAACGGGGGAGCAGTCGCAGGCAATTCTTTCGAGTGTGGCAGCGATGTTGGCTTTTTTTGCCTCAGTCTTAGCAGTAAACAACACTCAGACAAATAACCCTGAAGGCGAGTTTGAGGATGTCACCGAGGGAACAGAAGAGCCTTTTATTCCCGGTGTCTAGATAATTGTCACTAGCTGGCGTTAGTCTGCTGGCATGGACATTACACAGAGAATCAAAGCAAGCGGCGGCAATCTAATCGGGACACACGCACCCGGGTCCCCTGAGTGGCATGCTCAAAGAGCAAACGCTATCGGTGGCAGCGACATCGCACCGATTATGAATAAATCGCCCTGGACTAGTCAGTTCACTTTGTGGGCAGAAAAAACAGGCAATCTACTGCCGCGAGAATCCACAATGGCCATGAAGCTGGGCAACTACTTTGAGCCTGCGATAGTCCACCTTTTAGGGGACATGCATCCGGAACTAATAATTCATGACTCAAATTGGACTTTTGCTTGGGAATACAATTCAGCTTTCCACGCTAACCCGGATGCAATCATCGAGGATAAAGAGGGCAGACTCTCGATTCTAGAGATCAAGTTTTCCCGAAACCCGATGCCAGTTCTGCCAGAGCATTACAAACTTCAAGTCCTTTGGTACATGCAAGTTACCGGGCTACATAATCCAGCAGTGCTCTGCGCGGTCGCAGGAGGCGAATACAGAGAGTTTATTATTGAGTGGGATGAATCACTAGCAAAAGAGATGATTAAGGCAGCTGAGGGCTTCCTAGAGCTAGTCAGAGATAACAAGCAACCGACACTAGACGGCAGCGAATCAACTTATGAAACAGTTAGGGCAATTCACCCGGACATAAAAGATGAAGAGATAGACCTAGATCGCGCTGAGTTTCAATTGCTAGTAGATGCAATCGACATGCAGAAAGTTTGGGAGCAACAAGTAAACCTAAGAAAGTCACAGATTCTGCAAGCAATGCAGGGAAACAAATACGGCAGGGTCGATGGCGAATCTGTTGTAATGTTGCAAGCCAGGGGAGAGGGCAAGCCTTTTCTCAGGATAACAGGAAGGTAACACAGACAATGGCCGGATTCATGGACAATTACGAACCAGTAGCAGACCGAGTAAATAAGTTTTGGGAGAAGTATCCGCAGGGCAGGATTCACACCGAGATAGTTCTTATCAACGAGACGGAAATTGTAATCAAGGCTTCTGCCTTCACAGATCGCGATGATGCTCGCCCGGTAGCAATCGACTTTGCTCAGGAAACTAGGAACTCAAGCGCAATCAACAAGCAAAGCTTTATAGAAAACTGTTCGACTTCTGCAATCGGCAGAGTTTTAGCAACCTTGAACTTTCAAAGCAAGAAAGACGCTAAGGGAAATGTTGTCAAGCCTAGTCAAGAAGAAATGATGAAGCTCTCCTCTAAGGCTCTAGGTGACACTGTAAGAGACTTTGAGGGTAGAGCTAGTGTCTTAGGCTTATCAGGAGACATCGAAGGGCTTAGAAAGCTTTACAGCGAAGCTAGGGACCTCAGGATGCCTAAGACTCTGCTGGATTCCATCACAGCACTAGCCAAATAAAAGAGGTGGGGAGCGACCACACAGATAGCCGCTCCCCGGGGCAACACTGCCCAACCCGAACCACATCGGGTGATGTCAAGACTACACCGAAAGAGGGATACAATTGGAAACTTTTGACGAATACAGAGAACAAGTTTTAGAGCGTAAAAACCGCGAAGAGCATTTTATGCGGGCTTATGGAAAAGGCTGGCGGAATGGTTATGACGATTTCAGGATGCGAGCCACAATCGAGCTTTGGGATTATGTGACAAGTCTCGATGACCTGGACCCGGATCTAAGCAAATTGCTAAAAGTTGCAATTGACAGAATCGAAAAGCTTGTATAATCAAAAAAGAAAAATAAATTTATACATAGTTTTTATATATAGACATTAATAAATAAATACTCTTAATTAACTTAATAAATATATATAGGCATTAATGCATAAATATAAGCAAAAGTTTTAAATTTCATTTTTATTTATAAAAACACAGAAAAGGAAAAACACAGATGCCACAAATCACAATTTCAGGCGATGTCAATCTCATTGGATGGGAAGGCAAGCGGATCTCAGTTTGGGAAAAGTATGACGCTCAAGGAAAAGAATTCTCTAGGCTTTGGACATGTTGGTTCCCTAGCTCAGTAGCCGACCAGATTCAGGAGCGAGACTTCTCAGAAATCACCGGGGAGCTATCAACGAAGATAGGAACTTACACTACAAAAGAAGGCATCGAAAAAACAGTTGTCGAGCATCATGTTCAGAACGCTCAGATAATGCAGGTAGTCTCAAAAGCGCAGCAAGACTTGAACAGTGGGAAAGTAGACCCGGACCAAGAGAAGTCTGCATGGGGTCGCTCGGATAATGATGAGATGCCCTTCTGATGACCACCTCAGCAGATATTTACGCTGAATACAATGTAGCGATGAGGAACAGGCTTAGAGTATTCAACGAAGCAGAAGCACCTATTAGGGCTTATTTTGAAACTTCCAGAAAGCCTCATTACGACAGCTACCAAGCCGACTGCAAAGAACTTCAAGTAATTAGAGATCAGAGATTGGCAGCAGAAAATGCCTGAAGAATCAATTGACATAGTCTCTTGGACTAGCGGATATGAAATAGGAGTCATCGCAGAGCGAGCAAGAATTTTAGACTTGCTACGGGAAAAGGCAGAGTCTCGAGACATTCTGGAATCTCTAAGCTACCCATATCTATTCGAAGAACTAGCCCTAGCAATTATCCCGACAGATGATTAGGGTATTTGTCCCGGGCATCCCTAGACCACAGGGCTCTAAGAACGCATACATTCGAGGCGATAGAGCAATACTAGTAGAAGCTAATAAGCATCTCCCAGCTTGGCGGCAAAAGATCACCCGGGCAGTAGAGATGGCTAACAGCGAAGCAATCGATGCGATGCAAGGCGCAATAGTTCTAAATGTCGATTTCTTTATGCCTAAAGCTAAGAGCAACAAAAAGCATTCGCCTTTTCAGAAGCCGGATCTAGACAAACTTATTCGCGCAATTATGGATAGTTGCACTAAGGCAGGAGCTATAAGAGACGATGCTCAAGTCTGCGCTATACAGGCAACAAAGGCATGGGAATACGAAGGGCAAGAACCCGGGGTTCTGATAGAGCTTTACGAAATGCCGACATTATAAGCTTGAAGTGATACCTTAGAGTTACACAGACGAAGGGGACACCATCTTAGAAAACCTCAAGATTCCACAATCCACAATG